TGGCGGTGCCGGTGACGTGCAGCGAACCGTCAGTGTTGACGGTGGCGGTCAACCCGTTGCCCTCGGCGGGACCGTAGGACAGCAGGTTACGCGACAATACGGTAATCGGCACGGTTTTCGTAATCTTGCCGGCGGTCAGTTTCAGACTCGTGGACCCCGGTTTGATACCGGTTATTGATAGTGCGCCCATATTGGGGCCTCCTTTTATGGTGAAGGCCCCAATATCGGGGCCTTAGTTGAGTTTCCTGAGAATTGGGGTGATGGTTGCGTCCACGGTCTTGCCGGGCGAGACACTGACGAGCATCTGGTAGTCGCCCGCCGGGAGCGTCGCCTTGACCGTGCCCTGCGAGAACAGGTCGATCCTGCCGTCCGTGGATTTGAGCTCGCAGAACGGGCCGACACCGTCGGCGAGCGTGTGTTCGAGCGTGTACTCGCCGGCCGGCAGGTCCTGGGTGACGAGGATGGTCGCCCAGTCGGTCGCTGTGCCCTTCGCGTGTACCATGCCGTCGCCGGCCGCGGTGAACGTGATTCCGTTGCGCGTGGCGGGCAGGGTGGGCAGCACCCATTTGTTTCCCCATACACTGACCGGGATGGTCTTTACGATGCTGCCTGCGGTGATGGTGATGGAGGTGTCGCCCTCCTTGAGGGCGCGGACACTAGCCCCCCCCCTAAACGCTGTTGTTGTTGGCATGATATTGCCCCTTACTGTTGTCTGACTGATGCGAGACTCACATCCTTGATGGATGCCGTATACTCCTGCGGCGCCGCATCGGGCAGGATCGTCACCTTGAGGTTCTTGCTCTCGCCGACGCGCAGGGTGATGTTGTCGATGGGTTTGCCGGAATCGTCCGTGACCTTGATGGACTCGGGCGCGTAGGCCGCGCTGATGGACACGGCGGCGCTGGTGAAACCGTTGACAGTGGCCGTGACGAGAATCGCGCCGCCATGCCTCCACGTGAGCGTGTTGCCCGAAACCGTGGCGGTGGAAGTGTCCCTGCTCGCGAACGTCACGTCATTGGTGGTGAGCAGATCGCCAACATGACCGTCCGCGTAGGTGGCCTTCGCCCCCAGTTTCAAAGTGCCGGACACGGCCAGCGACTTGGGCAGCGGCTTGCCCTTATCATCCGTGATCTCGATGGAGACCACCGTGTCCTTGTCCAGCGGCCATACGAGTTTGCCGTTGAATAGGGCGTTGTACGTGTGGCCGTTCAATAATGGTTTGCCGACACGTTTGCCGGCGTAAAAGGCTGGCATGATCAGGCCCCCTTCACAGTGGCCTTGGCTGCGGGCTCCTCCGACACGGTTCCGGCTGGCGTCTCCCCGGCGGAGTCCTTGCCGGTTCCCCCCGTGGTGCCTTCGGTGGTGCCGGTGGAGGGCAGTTCGGAAGCCGCAGCATCCGCCTTGTCCTTGACCGCCTGCACCGTCGAATCGATGGCGGCGATGGCCGTCTCGCCCTTCGCCGCGACCATGGAAGCGGTGTCGGCCACGGTCTGCGAATCATTGGCGACGCTAGCCGCCAACGTGTTGGCGTTCGACGCGAGGATATTAAGGTCGGACTGGGTGGCGGTCGCGGAATCCGCGGAGGACCGGGCGCTCAGCATGGCGCTCTTCGCCAGCATGGCGTTCGTTTGAGCTTCGGCCGTGATGGACTCCAGCGTGCTCAAGGCCGCAGCGGCCTTCGCGGTCGTGGCGGTTTCGTCGAAGAACACCAGCTCGTCCGGGTATTGTGCGGAAAGTGTCTCCGCCTCCGACTGGGTGGAAGCGTGGCGAACCTTCAACAGTTGGGAGCCGGCCATATCCTTCGGGACGAACGTGCCGGCGTCCACTTCCACGAGGTCCGCGTATGCGACCACGTGGGTGGAGTTCGGCACCTCGACGTAGCGCGTGTACGCCTGCGGCGTGTCCGCCAACTCGATGACCTGCCAAACAAACGCGCTAGTCGTGGGCAGCAGGTCAACCGTCAGCTCGCCGCTTTCGGACAGGTCCGCGTCGAACGAGGCCGCGATGACAAGATTCTTTTCCGCGTCGAAGTGACGACGCACCGGGCGGAATCGCATCAGGCCGGTGACCGGGTCCAAGCCGCCCGTCTTCGGCTTCCTGATGGAAATATGGATTTGGGTCATTACTGTTCCTCCTTATTGGATTCGATTGTTTCGGGGGCCACGTCCGGGCGAAGCTCGTCCGGCAGCGAGGGCTTGGGGTGACGTTTCAAATTGTTGACCATGTTTCCCTTTTCTCTGGGATGGATGTTGTTTGTGGCCCACGGTCGTGGGTCAGGACTGTCGTGGCGCTATCGGCGCGGATTGGATGTCATTGTTGAGCGATGTCCCGTGGCCGTTGCCACCCAGGCTGTGGTAGCTGTCGTAGAGGTGTTGACTGCGTGATTTGAGGTCTTCGTCCGCCACCCCGTCGTGCTCGATGACCATTTCGCGGCGCAGGTCCTCCAACTGGCACAGCAGGAGCTCGCGCAGCCCGTTGACCATGGCTTTGCCCCATCGCCACATCAGGCCCAAAACCGTGGCCACGCCGCCACAGATAAAAGGCACGAGCCAATCGACGACGTGAGCGAGCAAAGACATGGGAAAGCTCCTTTACGGTGGGTAAACCCCACACGTTCGTCCCCGTTGGATAGGCCAACGGGCGTGTGGGTTTTCGGAGGTTGAAAATGCTGTTACGAGAGTTTTGGAACGGCCGGTTTTGGCCGTATTGCACGCGGAATCTGCGTGAGAGCACGTGTGTCGGCTATGAGTCGGCGTGGCGGTTGCACGTGGCCCCGAGGTTCGGCGCAATGCAGATGGAATCGATAAGCGTTGAATTGGTGGACAAGTGGCTCGCCGGGTTCGCCAGTTCGGGCGCGGCACGCAAGGCATGGGCCGTACTACGCGCGATACTCACGCGGGCTATCCGCTGGAACCTGCTGGACGTGGACATCACCAGACGCGACATCCAACTCCCCGCCAAAACTCATTACGAGCCGACCATATTGACCCTCCGTCAGCAGCGTGCACTGTTGCAGGGCTTTTACGGCCATCCGCTTGAGGCGTGGCTTATCTGTGCCGTCTCATGCGGACTCCGCACCGAAGAAGGATACGGGCTCGAATGGGGCGACCTCGACCTGCGGCGCGGCGTCCTGCACGTGGAGCGCGGCCTGCAATGGGTCGCCGGGCATGAGGCCGTCGTGCCGCCGAAAACCGAACTGAGCCGTCGCACATTGCCGTTGCCGCGCTTCGCGGTCAAGCGTCTGCGCGAGCTCAAGCCGCGCGAGGGAGGGCGACTCATCGGTGCGCTCACCCCGCCACAGGTGGCACGCCAGTACAAGGGCTGGTGCAAGCGGTATAGCCTGCCGCACGTGCCCGCACGCAACCTGCGCCACTCGTGGGCGACGAACACTCTGGCGGCGGGAGCCGATATCGCCATCGTGAGCAAAATGCTCGGCCACAGCGATATCAAAACCACGGCCCGCTACTACCTCAAGCCGGATATCGCGGCGTTGAGGGACGCGCAACGCCTCTGGGAGAGAGCCTTGATAGCCTGAACGGGATTCCCTAACCCAGCGTTCCACGACATGGCGAGTACCGTACAGCAGCAACAGCGTTTTGCTTACGCGCATCGGTGATATCTGTTTCATGGGCGGCAACGTGAAATTCAACAATAGCGGGCAGAACAATTACACGAAGGCTCAGGAGAAGATCCCCGAAGGGTATCGACCCGTCAGCGTCAATACGCCCGTGGCCGTTTTCGGTGGTGAAACGACATTCATCTGTTACGGCGAGGCCAATGGCACCGTCACGATGCTTGGCAATCCGAACAGCGCTTACGCGGGATGCACCGGCGTATGGCGTACCGCCGACCCGATGCCCGCCGCATAGCTTCGGGACACTGGCTCAGGCGGTTGCACTGTCTTGCAGTGACCCCACGGGTCATAGCGCGTATGAGACGGTCATGCCGAACGCGTTCGTGCCCTGCGTGCCGCCCTGATTGGCGTAGGTCATGGTTCCGTTCGCGTTTACGTTGATGATCTTCTGGTTCGCGCCGTCGCGTCCGCCATATGAGAAATTCAAATCCATTGGAGGACGCCAGCTTTCAGGCAGGGTTCCGAAATTGCCGGTGTTCCACGAGCCGGGCGCCGACGACTTCCAGTCGATGCGCAACGTGACGAGCGAGCCGCGACGGTAGCCTTTGACGGTACCGTAAGTGGAGTTAATCAGCGTCAGCACTTCGGTCTGGGTTAGGGAAACCCACACATCCTCTAGGGGTTGGAGAACATTGACCAGTGTGTCAATCGATGTGATGGTGATGCCGTCGAGGTTGACGCGGCAGAGTGGCAGGTCGGAGACGATGGCCCCGCCGATGATGCTGCCGGTCTCGATGCCCGGATCCGCGGGCGTGGCCGCGCTGGGCTTGCCCTTGATGGCTTCGAGGGTGACCGTCTCCACGCCGGTGCCTGAGTTCAACGCGTACCGGGCCACGATGAGATCGCGTCGTTTTTGCCCTTGCGAGCCGGATTGGATGTTCACGTCGGTCGGTGCGGCGATGTAGATCTGCCGGCCCTCGACCACGAGGTCCCATGCTGGGATGGTGATGTTGTTCGCATCCTTCGCCGTCGGTTTCATCGTCCAATTCCGGGTTTTCAAAATGTATCCGCTTCGGCCGAGCATGGCGGCGTGCATGAGCGCGTCATGCTTCGATTCCACGTGCGGGTCGTCGCCGCCGTGCGAGCCGGTTACTAGCAGATTTGTTGCCATGATCACTTACCTTCCGCGTTGAGGGACTTGTTGAGCCAGAGGTCATAATCCTTGTCCTGATTTTCGGCCAACTGTAGGTACTGCTGGTAGTCGGATTCGCAAAAAAGGATTTTCCTCTGGTTGCCGTTGCGGTCGACGCGCGTGACCTCGTGCCAGTTGGGGCTGGCCGTCGCGTTGGGCAACACGTATTCTTTGTTGACGCACGAAGGCCGATCACAGGAGTAGAGGGTGATGTTGGGCTGTTTCGGCATGATGCTCCTTTAGTCTTGTTCATCGGGCCAACTGTATTGGCCGGCTTCGTATCGGATGGTTGGTGTGCCGTTGGCGAGTTTGACGGTGATGCGCACGATGGGGCTGTCCACGCTGACGCCGGTCAGCGCATCGTAGGCGCGCACATGGTCGTCGATATGCAGGCCAAGGTTCTCGGGGATCGTCAAATCGACGGTGCCCTGTTTCCAGATGTCCTTGAGCTTGTCCCTGGTCTGGTCGGACAATTCGGCGCCTTCGGAGGATGTGAGCTCGTAGATTTGAGCTATCTCCCGGTCGCCGGTCAGAGTCTGGGTCTGGGAGATGTTGCCGGACGCATCCGCATACCAGTCGCTGCGCGCCCTGTTGCGCAGCTGGCCTTTGCCCAGGCCCGTGAGGTGGTTGACTTGGGTCCAGATGCGTTGCGCCTCGAAACTGATGCGCTGGTCGCTGTCCGCGTCGCCGTACGTGTCGGCGGCGACCGCGCGAATCCGGCAGCGTCCAGCGGTGTAGGTCAGGTCGAGTCTGGCTCCCTGCGCGGTGAGCATCATGCGCAACCCGTCCCACGCGGTAATGTACCGGCGGAACGAATAGTTGCTGAGGGTGATGCCGCTCGTTTCCGAGGGCACGTCGAACACCGTGGACAGTCCGATCCGGCTGATTATCGTGCGGATGATGTTGTTGGCGTCGCCGGAGACCGTGAGCCGGTCGGTGCCGGGGTCGGGTTGGAGGATCTTGCCTGCGAGCAAACCGTGCCATGTGCGGCCGGTGAGCGTATACAGGGCATGCCCGTCATCCACAGTGATACGCACCGCGTCGACGCGGCCTCCGAACTCGGTGCCTTCCGCCCCGATGTAGCAGCCGTCGGAGAGCAGCAGTCCGGGGGTGGAGTGAGTGAGTTCGAAATCATTCTGCTCGTCGCCGTACTGCAGGTCGAGTGCGGGGGAGACGAGTTCGCCCTGCGGCACGTGAGCGGTATTGGTCCAGATCAGGTCCATGGCAGTCCCGTCTGCTCCAACCAGTACTCCACGTCGAAGCCGAACGATTCATCCCATGAGACCTGCTGCAGTCCCGGCGGGAGGGTGGCGAACGCGTATTCGTTGGAGGCCTGGTCGCGATGCGTTTTGTCGAACACGTTGGTGATGTCGCCGTTGGCGGCGACCATCACGGCCGTGCGTGGTGAGCCGGTGCCGTCGATGATGAGGTAGCCGCCGGATGGGACGCTCACGTCGGCTATCACCTTGTTGCCGCCGATGATGATGCTCGGCGTAGAGACCGGCCCGTAAATGGTGAGCCTCATCCGCGAGGGCAGGGCGGATTGGTTGTCGATGCTGCTGACGTTGCGGGTCGGCGCGTAATCGTAGCGATAGTCGTAGGGATAGTCCTTGCCTCTGTTGTAGCGGGCCGTCGACCGGCTGAAGCTCTGCCTGACCGGTTTGTGCCACACCCCGTCAAGCAAGGCGACCGTGAAATCGCCGCGCACGAGCAGGGGTGACGTGTAGTCAGGTTCGTGGCCGACCACGAGGCAGGTCTGTGACCATCCGTCCACCGTGATGACGCCGGGTTTCGCGGCATCGTTGAGGTAGGCGTACATGTCCGCGTCGAACAGTTCCTCGGCCTTTTCGAGCGCCGGGATACCGTAGACGAGCCCGGTGACCTTGACGGTCTTCGCGGGCCGCGTGGCCTGCAATGACCGGTAGCCGAGCTCGAACTCCCACGTGCGGGTGCGTAGCTCCAGGATCTGTCCGCACATGATTCCCTCCGGGTCGGCGAGATCAATCACGGTTCCGGCGCGGTTTGACGTGTAGGTGAGCGTGTGCATCATGTGCGCAAAGCCTCCTTGGTGAGCCGCTGTAAGTCGCGTTTGCCGAGTTGCGGGGCATACGCGCTGATGATTGGGCCGATCTGCTCGCGGAAGGCGCGTATCTCCTCGATGACGCCGCTCACGTCGATATCCCGGCCGGAGAACGATTCCTTGGGTATCTGCCGGCGGTTCATGGCCGCGTATGTGTCGGCGCCATAATATGCGACGGATTTCACATTGGACACGAATTCGCCGCTCTTGACTCGCGCGTTCGCCAACGTGATGTTGTCGCCGCCCGTAGTGGTGGCCTTGCCTGGCAGGAGGCCCTCGATGACACTGCCGCCGCCGGCGTAGCCGCGCATCGAAACCCCATAACCGGTGAACAGGCCGCCGGTCTTACCGGTGGGGATATTGCCCATCGCACCGGCCGGACGATAACCACTGGACGAATACGTGCCGCCTGAATCATCGACGTAGCTGCCATGGATGGTGAAGTACTTGTCCGCGATCTGCGTGTTGTTCAGATTGGTGATGACGCTCATGGCCTGACCGTCATCCGCGTAGATCATGCCGGTATGCGGGTCGATGGTCCAGCCGTTCGCTTCGGCTATCTTCTTCCAATAGTCGCTGTTGTCACCCATCAGATGACCGGTCTTCGGATCGATCGTCGCTCCGTTCGCCAATGCGAGGGCGGTGTCGTACTGGCTTTTGTCCATGGTGATGACACCGGTGTGCGGATCCACTTCGACGCCGTTGACCGCCTCGATGGCGGCGAGTGCCTGTGTGTTGTCGCCGTCGATTTTGATTTCGCCGTTAGGAAGTTTCGCCACCGTCATGCCGAGGTCGGTCAGGCTGTTCTTGGCCGGTTCGGTGTGGGCGTTCACGTCGATGGCTTTGGATCCGGGGATGCTGTTGACGCTGGTGGCGAGCTGGTCGAACTTGTCCTTGGTCAGGCCGGCGGCGTTGGCTGCGGCTTCTGCGGCTTCCGGGGTCATGCCCATCGCATGTGCAGCTGCGATGTATTTCTCGCGTGCCAGGTCAAGGGTGCCGTTGACCGCTTCGAGTCCTTCGCCGTTGCGTGACTGGGCTTCCGCCGCCTTCAACGCGGATTCGGCGAGATCGTTCAACGCGCTCTGGTTGGCTCGTCCCTGTTCGGTGTTCAGGTCGAGCGTCTGCCCGTTCTTCTGCACGCTTTCGGTCGCCTTGTCGAACGAGTCATGCATGGAGATGAGCGCGTTGGAGCTGGAGAGCGCGAAACCGTAGTAGGTTCCGAGCGCGTCAATGACCTCGCCCAAGGCGGTGGCCTGCTCGTTGATGCCGTCGGTGGTCGCTCCCAAACCATCCTGAAGGATAGATTGGGCGTCAGCTGATTCCTGCGTGGCGTCCGCGTTCGCCGACTGCGCGTCGACCAATCCGGACGTGGCCAGCGTCTGCGCCAGTTTCTCCTGTGCGGCGGCCTTCGAGTTGGCCGCGTCCTCCTTGGCCGCTGCGGCTGATTTCTCGAAGATCTCCTGCTGTTCGCTCAGTACGCCGTAGGCAACGTTGGAGGTGCGGTCCCACATCTGGTTGATGCCGCCGAGCGAGTCACGGTAGCTGTCGGCCTGTTCGCGGACTCGCAGAATCGCTTCGGGCTCGCCTTGTATGGCCTTGATGTAGGTGCTGTGGGCGATGCCGATCTTGTCGAGTGCTTCTCGCACATTGTCGTAGCCGGAGGTCCAACGGCTGAATATGTCGGCCGTGTAGCGTGACGAATCGCTTTCGGAGAGCGCCTTGTTGAAGTATTCGGCGGCGCTTTGTCCGCTCTGCAACGCCTGGGTGAGTTCGTCCACTCGTTGCGTGGCGGCCTGCTGATCCTGCGCGATGGCGAACCAGGTGCGCCCGAAGTCACGCTGTCGCCGCTGCGCTATCACTACCAGCACCGGGCAGAGATCGAGGCGGTCGTGCAGGGTGCTGCCCGTGACGCCCCCTTCGACACCCTTTGCACCAGCGTCGGCGCAGCGCTTGCC